CTTCCTTACCAATTTCAAACCTTAAAGCATCAAGCGAAACCATAGCTATTAACTCAATACATCATAAAAACGTACACCAAGATCAGAGGCCATCACTATAGGCTCTGTGTAAATACGACCTTCAATCCTAAGTGAATTGTTCCTGGCAGGCATTGGAATAAGCTTGATATCAATGTCTTCACCACGAACTTTGGCATACAAAGGATGAATACCGGCACTTGGCTTCTTGGTGGTTGCACGATCAGGTGCGTAACAAGCTACCAAGGTTTTTGTGGCCATATAATTGGTATTAGACGAAGTTGGCGTTGACCCCTTCTTTGCAGTTGTCTCAACTGTAGAAAAAACTTCAACAGTCTCAACCTTAAATGCCTTGGCAAGCAACTGTCTTGTGGGAATTTTGTCATCTGTTGACTTTATAAGACCAGTAATCTGAGGATTTGTTGCAAGAGCAACCTCAACATCTCTGGTCATAACAATCCTGTTAGGCCAATGACCTGTAAATGATTCTATTGCCATAAGCTGGGCAAGAACATCATCCACCGGTGTTGCCCCAGAAGCATCCCATTTTGTTGAGGGAGCAACATCATTTGCCCATATACCAGCTGCCATCACCTTCTGAACAAATAGCTTTGCAATCACAAGAGATAACTTGTTGACAACCGACTCTGTGGCGCCCTGAACCGGGTCAAATGGGTTGTCATAGTTATTACGTTCATCCTCTGAAACATCCTCATGATATGCCCGCTGAGTAAGAACAAACGTCTGTGAACCAGATGCCTGTGCATCACCAATAGATTCTGAAGAACCCATGCGTACATAATCATTAGGATCCCCAACAGCCAGCCAATCCCTCTTGCTAAACTTGGCTGTTTTACCAGCCAACTGTGTAACACGCACTTTTGGAAAAATATTAAATGGCCCCCAAACATTCTCCTGCGCATACTTGTTTGCAACATTCCTTACAAACTTTTTTGTTATCTGATTATACCATTCCATATCAATTCAACCCCTTTAAATTTTCAGTACAGTAAACAACTCACCAGCAGATGCAGCCTCAAGCGCAATGGCAAACCAAGCATCAGTACCAGTAGTTGCAGGCACTAAGCGCCCATTTGCATCAGACTTCAACAGATCACCAACTGCTACAGCAGCACCAGCAAGTGCATACCCCTCACCAGAAGTAAAACACTCAACAGGCTCCACATCAGCTGTATTTGACTGCCTCACAATCGCATATACCGGCTCACCAGATCCACAAACAGCACCGGCTGCATTAATACATGTGCCCTGATCAATCTGTGCAGAAGGTTGTATTGTTATAAGTGTTTGATTCCTTTCCATTACTGCCACCTCGCTACTAATTCAGGCTCACGCTTGGCAAGCTCAACCAACGCCTCACTTTCCTTGAGCCCCTCAGCTTCCATAATCTCATGGACCTTTTTCATCACAACATCATCAATCCCATTAGTATCACTGGAGCCATTGTCATCAGCATGCTGCTCTCCAAGCTCATTCACAATTTTTTGAAGCTTCTCCACCTTGGCTACGAGCTGTTCCAGGTCAGCCTCATCAACCTTGGCAGAAATCTTACCGAACAGCATGGCAAAATCATCACCAACCCTTTCCTTGAGCTTTGCAACACGACTGGCAATGTCAAATGCTTGTAACTTCTCGTCGTATGCCTTCAAAACACGTGTTACAAGCTCCATTTCGTCCATCTCAGCAGCGCCTTCTATATTCAAGACGCTAGCCTTTTCCAAAAAAATCTCTTTCATACTGTTTCTCCTTGTACGTTTTTCTAATTCCTTACTAAACCCAACCACAGACAATGCTTGCTCAGGCATCTGCACCTTATTAAAGCCAAGACCAGACAAGTCAAAGTTCATCTGATAACTTGCTTCTGGAATTACCTCATCAACAAATCCCAACTTAAAAGCATCCCTACCAGATAACCATGTCTCATCATCCATCATCTGTGAAATCTTGTCACTGTCAATTCCAGTCTTGGCACTATAAATCTTAACAATACCATCTTTTATCTTATCCAGCACCTCGGCTTCTTTAAGCAAATCTTTCGACTCACCAAATGCTCCACCAGCCGGATTATGTATCATATAAATCCCATTCTCAGGGATACTTACCTTGGATGCAGCACATGCTATAACAGTAGCAACAGACCCACACCAGCCATCTATAACCACGTCAACATCTTTATCCATAAAGTAATTATACAGCGCATATCCATCTACAACATAACCACCTGGCGAGTTAATCCGTATAACATCAAACTGCTTTTCCTTGTATTTATTAATAACGTCCACTGCATTTATATCTAAGCCGACAATACCATGCAGCATTAACTCATTCTTCACATCTTTATTAGCATCAATCATGTCAAGCAACTCGGCTGCTGCATCCTCTATCTCAGTATATCCATGCTGCGCAGCCCTTGTCTTCGCAGCAATAACTCCCCTCCGATACACCTTTCCTTTCTTACCATAGGGAAACTTAAACTCCGAACCGTCCTTACCCAAAAACATCTCTGGCGGCAACTTCTTTCTCTCTTTCCGTGTAAGCTTCCACTGTGACTCTCTATCAACTTTCCCTTCTTTAATAAGCTTTTTCGCATGACTAAACCCAGCTTTGTGCAGTTGCATCTTTATTTACCCTTTTTTGTCTTCTTTATCTTAGTATCGGCCTTAGCATACTTTCTTTCTTTTGTCAATACTAATCTTAAAACTTTATCAAATTTATTTATATCTTCCCCGACAAAACCATGATCATCCCTATTTATCTCATACCAAAACCTACCATGCAATACCTTGTCACCATTTCTGACCACACCTTTCTTTACCTGTCTATAATTTTCCATAAATTAGCACCTTTTCCTTTAACTCATCTGTTACATCTATTACCTCAGCCTTTACCAACCTCGCTATATACGAAGCCAACTCAGCCAAGTCATAATGCCTTAACAGAGATGCCTTAACCTCTGCATCACTTCCAATAAAACCAAGCTGAGTTAACCGTGGCAAAATCTCACCATTAAACCCCTCCACGAACACTTTCACCACATAATTCACCGCATCAAGCAACGCACCGGATCTACCACGTGTCCCATCACTTATCACTGTATCCACCAGCGCCAGGCACATCTCTGTATTATATCTCTTAATGGTCCCACTCACGTCAAACGTCTTGTCTGCCGGAGCTGGATATGACAAATTCCATCCATGTGGCAACACTGCACCCTTCTGCTTGCCATCATATATGTTCGACACTATCTGCTGCATCATATCTATCGTGTACGCAATGTCTGGATCGTACAGTGCCCCAGCACTCTTATCCGCCATCGCAAACGACACACCCTCAGGCGCACTTATAACCGGCATACCACGTAAAAACCTGCCAAGACCCAACATCTCGTTCTCTTCTGTTATGGTCTTGTAATACCAAGGCTTATAACAGTGCCTTAGCACAGACTGCCCATACGGACTCCTGCTCTCAGACCCAAATGTCACCAGCACACTCTTCTTCCTCGGCAAATCAAATTCACTACATACTATCTTGTCCCTGCCTATCTCCTGAATCCCTGTGGGTGGCACCGGGAATATGTCCCTCAGCCCATCCACAGACCACACCAGCTCACCCACATAAAAACCATATATCACTGCATTAAACAGATCATCCTTAACCCTCCGTAGCACTGCAACCACTTCCTTATCTATCCCCATAAACTCCCAAGACACCGATGACAACACGCCACGCAAGTGCAGCAACAATCCGCCTATCACCGGATCATTACTCATCATCTTATAGTACACACTGCCACCAAGCGGCGGCATTAATGCCCCAATCGGGTCCAACATCGCATAGTAGTCACCACTACCGAACTCACTTCTCTGTGCTAACCCACTGTTAGCCGCCATAAATCTGCGCATATCACTACTTCCTTTATCCAAAATTAACCCTCCCAAGCCCTAAACGGCTACCTATCACACCGCCAGACGGCACATATATCCGCTGTGCCACTTCCTTAGGTACCTTGGCCTGCTGCGAAACTCTGACAACTGACGAACCAAATACCTCGTCCACAGCAAGCCCCAACGCATCCGCATAGTCAGGACTGAACCGCATCCGCTTCCTGAACCGCTTCTTTGGCTCCATCGCAGCCCTACCATCAGTGCCATCATCCACCACTAAATTCGCCAACTCCTTCTTTAACCTGTCAGGCGGCTTCACAGCAAAACTTAACTTGTAAAAATTATCCCTCAACCCACACATTATCTCAGTCCGCCTGTTAACATACCTCCTCCTGTCACACGCTTTGTCATAACCATAACTCTCCCGCACAATTACCCGTAAACCTGCCCGCTGACACTCCTTCCGCAACATCTCTCCAAAGTCACTGCCAACCCCGTCAACCACAACCCTTGGAACCGTCGGCAACCCCTGCCGCATACCTATTACCGACATCACAGACCTCAAAAACCTATCATCACCAACACCGGATACCTTCTCCTCAACCCACCTTACCACTGACACTACATCCGACACACCACCTCCAAACACCATGTCACCAGTCACCAACTCAACAGCTACCGCCATGTCACTGCCATGCCCAGCCGGATCAACACCTATTACACTCGACATTATCTTCGTCGGCACTGACCTGTTACGCACCGCTAGGTCAAAATCACCTGGCATTACCACCACAGACGTGGACCCCGCCGACACAGGTAATCCTAATACCTTCATCTGATACATCGGCGAATCCTTACCATACGCCTGTATGATCGCATCCTCATACCCAGGATCTACAAGCTCACTCTCCCTGCTGTCATAAAATAAAACCTTATACCCCTTAACCAAACCATCCATGTCAGGCTCACCCGTAACTATGTCATAATAATAACCACCCTTGCTCACAGGATTAGAAATCACAAATACAAACGACCTCTCAGGATCTGTCATCGCACCATCAATTGCACCATATACTGCATCCTCAACCTCCGAACCCTCATCCACTATCGCAAACATCCATCTAGCGTGCATACCAGCCATAGCACCAGATACATCCCTCGACGACGTGTCCCTGCTCACCCTCATCACAGCACGCCACTCAGGATACCCTACCACATTCACCCACCTCGACTTCGGCTCTAAAAACTTACCATACCGACACCGCCTTATCCAAAACCGTACCTCACTCCATAACACATCACTTAACTGAGATCCTGTCGGACCGGTTACCAATACCTTACTGTCAACATGACAACATAACGCCCATATCACACACCACGCAGCCTCAGCAGTCTTTCCTATTCCACCTCCAGCAGATACACATACACGACCATATCTTATTAACGCCTCAGCTATCTCCTCCTGCTGAGACGTTGGACGATCTAACTTTAAACCAGTAAAATCAAAAGAATCCCTGACAAAACCTATAAAATCCCTGCTATACTTGCGCTCTAACCCATAAAATAATAAACGAACCTTCTTACTGTTCATATCCACACTACTTCAAACTGCCTGCAATCTTCTTTAATAAGAAATCCAACTCATCATCAGCACCATCATCATCCTTCTTCTTTTCCACAACCCCTATGCCTCCAGACCTTATCAACGCCTTCAATATGTCCTTGTCACCCTCACTTATCAATGCCAATACCTTCATGTATGCCAAATACCTCACCTCATCACTTAACTTCCACACACGTGATGATACTATCCGATGATACTCACTGTCCAACCTCTCAATTAACCCAGGATGCCTGGAACATGACTCACGGAATACCTCACCACTTACATCAATACCAGATAACACACGTAACTTCTTAAATACACTGTACCAATCACTTAAACCATAATCAGCACGAACCTGAGCTAACATTACACAAAAACGATCATCCTTACCCAATACCAAATCACTAAACTCTTCCACACTTAACTTCTCTACTTCTTTATCACAACCATGTATCTTAGCTATATGTACCATTGTCTGAACCTTTCTTAATTTAAAATATGGGTAATTTATTATACACAATGGTGTGATGCTAGTCAAGTTGGTGAATGGAAGTGGAAAAAGGAAGATGAAATATGGGATATTGGCTGGGAGGGGGATAGCCCCCGAAATATGGCGATTACCTAAAAAACGAAGATGGAACCTTGCCTCATGGTACCGTGGACACCGAACGTGGACACCGACAATGGATGCATTACATGACATGGCATCTATCACTATATTATAGATGTTACAAAAAAGATGTTGACAAGATTAATAATCTGTTATATAAATGTAGACATGATTATGATAGATCAAAATTGGCGGCAAGAAACATGGGCCGCCATCAAAACAGAAATTCAAACAGCCAGTCTTGATCACAGACTGGCTGTGTTAAAAAATAAATTCACCGGCTCATACGAAGGGTATGAGTCGGATTTAAAACTGGTTGAGTCTCTGTTCCGTGGGCTCAACCACCATGAAATTATCAACAAAACATCCGCCGAGGCAGCCTCGGTGGAGGTTATCAGACAGATCCGCATTTGTATGCGGATCAAGCGGGCCAAGTGGCAGGCAGCATTATTGGGCCTCCACTATTGGCCCGCTTTGGCTTTCGGCCCTAAGGTAGACCCGAGGGCATATATTGAGGCTGAGCAAATAATGCTCAGCAAGGGCCACGAGCCGTGGGACGGCCGCACTCATTGGGGCGGCTGGGACATGTCGGGTAATTATGGCATTGACCCATGGTTAGTGGCCCAGGCATGGTTTAGTGCCGGATGTAAGCCCGGCGCTAAGTTCCGCCGCCAAATCCTTGAGCGGCGGATTGCCCCAAAGCGGCTGTCGCCTCGCCAGACAGCCGCTTGGATGCGGACAGTCCGTATGATGGACGAGGTGCATGTCACAGACAATACCAGCATACGGACCCAAGACAAGGTGCGTCTTGGGTACCTGTCCGCATTCTGGAGGTGGGCTGCCTTGCGCCACTGCACCTCCAATAAGGGCAAGGTGGACTGGAGAGCGCTCGCTACCTATATGCGCCAACCTAAGCGCAAGGTGGCACTGGCACTCAATGTGCCAGATAAATATCTCTGGCCCACCTTTGCAGGGCTACCCCCCCAAGATCTCCCTGGGGGCCTCAATCCATTGAGGCCCAAATGGTCAATAAAGCTCTACAAAGAGCTATTGGCCATCATTGGCCAGGGTGATCGTCCTGGCAGGGAGTATGCACTCCCTGCCTATAACCTGGCGTGTATATGCAAGTCACGCCAGGAGATAATCCGCTTGGCCAAGGCCAGTGGTTTGTGGGATACCCTCACATCAGCCATCATACACGATCTTGGCCAAGGCACAACACCAGATATTGGCGCCAATATCGGGCAGTGGAAGGCCCTGGCGCTCCGCTATGGCACCTCAATTACACGCCATGCGGGTGCCTGGAAAAGCATCGAGGAGGCCCTCGGCAGGGTGCCCCGCACCCTCAAAGAGTTCCGGGCCGTCCTTGGTCAGATGGCCTATGAGCCCGTCGAAGGCTCTACGCCTGCCATCGTCCAGGCGTGCGCCCAGGCCAAAATGGACCAGTGGCAATATGAGGGCTATTGCCGCTGGTACAACATGCGCCTACTAAAAACCAGCGAGAGCGTGCCTGCCCCTCAGGGCATCACGGATGGTACGCTCTCACTGGTACAACTAGAGGCCCATGATCCACGAGCCCCACTCGCTGGCATCTATACACATTGTTGTCAGCATCCACAAGGGGCTGCCGCTGATTGTGCCCGTGCGTCAATCGAGGAGCCGCGGGCAGCGGTATGGGCGATCATGGATGCCTCTGGTACAATGGTGGCCCAGGCATTTGTCTGGGTTGCCGACCTCAAAAGTGATCGCATCCTTGTACTGGACTCGACTGAATCTCCAGTACAAGGGAGCGACACAATGCCTAAGCGCATTGCCTCCATGCTCCTCGAAGCGCTTAGGCAAATCAAAGGCCGTCTTGGTGTCACAAAATTCTACATCGGTGACACCGAATACGGTATCACCAAGGAGATCAAACAACATCTCCCCACTGGTGAGACCGTATCTTTAGACGGTCTGTCTCCGGCATCATACACAGATGCCGGCAATGCGGTGGAGGTGCTGGTATGAGGCGCATTACCTCTCGTGATATAGCACGCCTCCGCCGCATTGAGCGGCAGGCTTACCCGCCTGCTTACAGGCAGATGCAAGACATATATACATACGACGACCTGTGTGATTATTGTGAAGGTCGTCCACATGTCTTGCACCTGTCATCAGGCTATCTCCTATGGACTAAGAGAGAGATAGTGGATCTGGCGATGGTAGGTAAGCCAACGCTCGGCGACGTAGTATCCGTACTACGGGTATTGCGTCGTCATTTGAGTGTGCATACATTGACTCTGGATGCCCGCCATAACACGTCATGGCCACTGGTCAAGACCTTGGCGGATAGGGGTTGGATAGAGATAAGATCAGACAATAACTACTCATGGGCCGGAGAAAGGTTCCATGAGTTAGAAATCAAACTAAGGAGGTAAAAAGGTATGTACATGTTCAGGGAAGAGGTGATAAGAACTCGCTCGCTACCCGTTGCAAAACGGGTGGCTAGCAGGTGGTACCCCGATGAGGAGGGGATATTGTTCCTCGTCGGGGAAGATGGTGAATTGTACAGGGTCTCCAGGAGGGTGGTTGATACCACGCATTGGGGAGATCTAATTATCAAGTGGGTTGATGAGGATTAGCCCACTTGGTTACAAGACCCTCACCTACCATTGGTGGATGAGGGCCTGTTTTTTGATCGGACTCTGTGACGCTGTATGGCGTCAGGGCCCCATAGTCGTAGTCGTAGTCGCAATATCAATATCAGACAAAGGAGGAAGCTATGTTATACATCTTCCAACATTGCGAAAATGACCTTGCAGGGTGGCGCACTCTTTGTGAGGAGTGCATGCATTATGATGAAGTGCAGAGACTATGCACTTTTGGGACGTATACTCTAAGCAAGTCCCCGCAAGAAATGCTAATGCCAACACGCTACATCACTCGAAGGGAGGCGTGTTTCGCCTTCGATCGATGTTCAACGGCAGATACCGCCTGCCCCGGTGCAAGACGGTGGAATGTATACTGAGGAGGTAGCAAGCAGATGGTTTCCTGTTCTTGTCAGTGATGGAAATTAGATCAGCGTCCAGGGTCAGAGTCCGGGACCTACATCAAGGCTCTGTGACGCTGTATGGCGTCCGGGACCAATAGTCGTAGTCGTAGTCGCAATATCAGTATCAGACTTTTAACATCCATTTTATCAAAGTTAGCCTGCCACTACCAAATTCACAAGGGGGCACAAACATTCTTAAACTTGCTCATTTGTCGATAGCATTTTCGTTTTTTACACATTTATGGATTGCTGTCAATGTCGAAATGCCACGATTAGCTACAAAATAATTCAAACAAGTGTATATTAACATCCTATCTAATAGCATCAAAAGATTAAAACTTTCCACAAATATGAAACTTTGTCAACGTTCGGAAAAAAATTTTTCTCAAGACCTATTTTTTCGCTTTTCTAATGATATCAGTGTGTTAATCGATTTAGAGGGTCGGTGTCAAAAACATGACACCCGATTATAGCCGATTATAGGCAGTCAGATGAAATAATTAGAGTGCTAATTCAAAACGGTGGCATACTTGTTGCAAGAAAAATCGTAAGTCGGATAAATCAGGCAATTAAGATAGAATTTGTCATATAGAGGATAACACAGTGAAATGATTTAAAAAGCTATTTTCTGTATGAAATAATTAGTTGCCTTATAGGGGATTTTTTGTTAGCGCAATTTGCTAATAATAAAAAATTTGAAAAAAAACTTGTTGACAGAGGGTGTTAAAACTTATTGACAGGAGATAAGCTTGTGTGCTATTGTGTGATAAGTCAATGCTATGATTTTCTGAACAATGCTATTGTAAATTCCCGACTTGTTCCACAATTTGTGTACACCTGTCATCGTGCGATAGAAAAACTCATTAAATCCGAAGCGGCACTGACATTGTACACAAATTGTGGAACAATCGATTTTCTTAGAATAGCATTGAAAAACTTTTGATAGATAAGTGAAGGGGTCATCATAGCATTGACTTATCTTTGATAGCATTGATAACTTTTTTTGGTCTTTTTTTACGTTGCAGCAATAATTTTTTTGGCATACGGTTTGCAGTAACCTGCAAAAAAAGTGAAGAAGACTCTCTGTGTAAAAAGCTACCGCTCGAATTATTTCATCGAAGGCAAAAAAGGATGGTGTGCCACTATCTCCCAAAGGTGGCACACCAAGAAATGAGGAGGAAAGACACCGAACCCTGCAATGGTTACACATTGCAGGGAAATTATATTCATCTTGCAGATAAATTTTTTCCATTGTTTTCTTTTTTTAGCACAATTTCCCCTAAATTTCAAGCCTTTATGTCAAAAAAAAATAAAATAAAAAAGTTATTGACAGACAAAACCACATGTGATAAAAAGAAGGAAAAATCAGGCAAAGGAGGAAAAGCAATGAAAGCAATACTGATCATCAATGAGCAACACAAGCTACTCCCAGAGCAGGAATCCATCCTGCAAAGGGAGTATGACACACTGGAAACTCTGAAGGTCCCCGCCACCGGTTGGACCTTAGGTGATATGAGGGATGTCGCAGCTTCCCTCGAAGCTGCACTTGAGAAAGGCGATACGGATTTAGTATTTGTGTCGCCTATTCCCTACCTTGTCAGACGCTTAGGCTGGTACATAGCCTACCTTACTTTTGACCGGGCTGTCACTCCTGGTAGCGTCCGTCTGTTTCACAACGACCGTCGGGAAAAGAAGGAATTGCCCAACGGTCGTGTGATAATGACAGTTGCCAGGGAAGGCTGGCAACTAATCTGATATATGACCGGCTGTACTTTTTTGTACAGCCGGTTTTTTTGTTGCAAAGGAGGAGGCACAAAATGGAAAAAACCTGGCAAGAGATGACATATCAGGAAAAAGTCCAGGCTTATATTGTAGCGATTGAGTCTGGACAAGTCAGAGATACATTTGATGGTTTCTGTAAGATGATGACTGAAGCCATGTTCGATGTGACAACATGGCAGCCAATACATGTGTAAAAAAAGGAGGAAAGACAATGAAAATAAGAAGGAATGTAAAATCAATAACATTGCGCAAAGGTGAATATGCTGCAAACCTACAACCCCGAACTTGCCTGGACGTTATCATTAGCCTTACCAATCCATTGCCAGACAAGACAGAACAAGTCGTAGTAAAGCTTCCTGTGTACCCATACAGTAGTAGTAAAGTGTTTGAGCTGCCTCAAACACAAAAGAAAATAAAGGCACTATTTGGGAATTTTCAAGTAATTGACGAGCAAGATATACCCACACTTAAACCACATTTGAAAGAGGTTGTCCTTAAAAGGAATAAAACAGGCTGGTATATCTCTTTTTAAAGGAGGAAAGACAAATATTCAAAATCTTTGAAGACAATGGCGGCGGTGTACATCTCGTTGTGTATAACTCCGATGGTGAACCCATTTACGTCCATACCCATTACGAACAATGGGGCCATTCACCTGATCAACTCCTGAAAGATGCCTTGATTTTGGTCAAGGCCGATCAGGACCATAAACCACTTGATCTCATTGTGTACGATTGGGAAGGTTGTGAGGAAGGAGACTTACAGCAAATGGCGGGCGAGTTTGAGTCTCT